TGTGAGGAAATGCATTGCCAATGTAATGTATGTTGTTTCTGATCTGTCTCTTGTGGAAGTGTCCTGTGAACACATACTCTTGATTAACGAAGTGTTCTGCTTTGATTGTGCCCACATCTGGCATGTCCACCATGGCATTCATTTTAAAATAAGGCAATTCAAAATGTCCAAAAATATATCTCTGTTTTAGATCCTGTATCTTCCTCCACTCGTCATGCACGATCCATGGCACAATGGCCACGTCATCGGTCAGCATCCACTCATTCACGATCTCAATGTTGGGAATGTTCCTGCAGTATTCCATGCTGTTGATTTCTCTCTTGTCTCTGTAGAATAGATCGTGATTGCCCATGATCACATAAACTTTTTCAAATGCTCGACCCAGTCTTTCCATGTTGCTGACAGTGTAGTTCATGGTGCTGACGTTGGTAGCACTTCTGTGATGATGCCAATCTCCCAGGAATATACAAGTTTCACAACCATGTGCTTTGGCCTGCTCAATGAACCAATGACAGAACGATTCCCCATCATCGTTGTGGACTCGGCTGTTGCCTTTCAATCCAAAATGTATGTCAGTGAAACAAGCAGCCTTTTTAAAAAATGCCATGATTATATACTATTTGGTTTTGTCGTCATCTTCAAGTGACAATTTGCCAGCTTCTTTGTATTGTCGATTTAATTCTTTAATCGCCGTCTTGCTGTAGACCTTTACCTCACCATGTAATTCCTTTTGCCTTTTCTTTGCTGCCACTGTTTCGCTTTCGTTTTTGGCCTGCCTGGTATAACTAGGCATCATCTCATTCATTTCTAATATGTCGTCACGGATGTTTTGGTTTTTCTTTTCGATGTTGAGTATCCTTGTGAATGAGTTTGTGATGGCCGCGGTGTAGTAGGCGAAGGGGTTTTCAGATTTTGACTCATCAAACTGCAGGCCGATTTGGCTTAATTGTACCAATGCCTGTGAACGCATCTCATCCACATAGGTATAGCCCCGCCAATTGCTACGCTGGCTGTATCTCTCTCCCAGCTTGAGAAACATGTTTGCCAGCGTGGGAGTGATCCTGCCGTGGTCATTGCTGAAGTGTCCGTTGCTCATGCCCCCCACCCAATGACTCTTGCCCACGCATACGATTTGACCTTTTTCGTTTATTCTATAGTGTTGGAAGGGCGGAAAATTTACCTTGGTGTGATGGTCGGCCCTTGTCTTGGGATTCTTTTTCCTCACGCTGTCTGTGGTGATGTGATCAAAGGTCATCACTCGAAACACCAAATCTGTTTTTTTAATCTTCCTAGGCGACACTTCGTAATCACTCATCTTAATTCTCTTGTTGCCTGTTTTTTTAGCCAACTCCCATGCATGAGCAGTGAGTCTTTTGGCATGTATCTTCCTTGCCTTCGCTATGTTTGCATCGTTAATTTTTTTGATATCACTGACAATCATGTCGTATTGACTGTCCTCGGGGTTCACATAGGAAGAGTAGCTATTCTTGCTCTTGTGTATCTCAGATAGTAAGTCACGATTGTTTAAATAATTTACTCTTTTCATTTCTTAAATCCTTTAGTTTTTGAACTTGTTTGGGTGTTTTTTGCTATAAAGTGCGCCTAAAATGATGCCTATAAATACAATTATTATTATAATGGATTTTTTATGAGTTTACAACCTGATATTGAAGGACAGAGCTCGGGAACTAGTATAGGCAAGGTCCTTGGCAACGTGGGCGGAAACATTTTTAATCGCACATTAGGTCGGCTGTTTGGCAATGGTTTAAACAAGGGAGCAGAAGCCAGTGCTAAATTGCGCGGGTCAGCGCAATGGACCGTGCGCAGTGGAAAACAAGATTTTAGGGTCAAAGTGGTTTTACCTACAGACAGTCAACTGCAGAGTATATTTTTCGAATCGGGTAGAGATATCAACGATGGCGGAGTGCTTAGAAATAATGTGCTGGCTCCTCTTGCGAGCACAGGCGGAGTTACATTTCCGATCACACCCTCGATCATCATCAACCACTCAGCATCTTACAATGCACTCAATCTTACACACAGCAATTATCCGGCCTATGCCTATTCGCACAGCGAAGTACCAAGCTTCACAGTGGTCGGTGAATTTCCTGTGCAAAATCAAGAAGATGCACGCTACTGGATTGCAATGTTGCATTTTTTCAGAGCGGTGACCAAAATGTTTTTTGGAGGAGAAGATGACGGACTCAAGGGCAATCCACCTCCCATATTAAGTCTTTCTGGGTACGGCACATATGTTTTTAACAAAGTGCCCGTGTTGGTCACAAACTTCACAATTGATTTGCGAGCGGATGTTGATTACATCTGTACGGTGCAAGGCAGCCAACAGAAGAGCCAATCATTTGTAGGACCAGAACTATTGTTGACCGATAAAAATACTTCATGGGCTCCAACAATGAGCCAAGTCACATTACAATTGCAGCCGATCTATTCAAGAGAGTCAGTAAAAAATTTCAGCATGAAAAAATTTATCAACGGTGATCTTACTGATCAGAACGGAATAGGATACATTTAATGGCCAAATATAGTAATACCTCGCCGTATTTTAACACCACACAAAACAAAATCAGTTTGGATTTCCTATTGCCTCGCACAATAACGGCAGAGCGTGATGATGTAACATACACGATTACGAGGACATATGCCTACAGACCAGACTTGTTGGCCTTTGACTTGTATGGTACTCCGAGATTATGGTGGGTGTTCGCTCAGAGAAATCCAGACGCAATTGAAGATCCCATCTATGACTTTGCTCCGGGAAGGACCATCCAGTTGCCTAAATTGAGCAATCTTAAAAACGATCTCGGCATATAAAAAATGGCCACAATAGACTTAAATGCATTGTACAATGACCTGCAAGGATCAGCCAAGGCCTCTTTCACTGGAAAGACAATAAATTTAAATCCTCGCAAGGAAGACACCGCCGAAACAAATAGATTGCACAGTTATGCCAGCTACAACTACGTATGGACATTGTCTGCTTTGTCTCAGGACGAGTTGAGAAAGCCCGAAAAAATAAAAAGAGAAGCGCCACATGATATTATTGCTAAAAGTTCTGGCATAGGTCCAGAGGGAAAATTTTCAGCATTCAACAGCGAAGGCACACAGCAAGGACCAAAAGATACAGTAGATAATCAGGACAACGGCACCATATTTGATGACTTCAAGGCCAAAGAATCCTACATCAAATCAAGAGGTAAGGCCGATCAGACGCTGAGGAGATCACATGATATATACTTTGAAAAAGTTCTGATCACCGCGGTGCACAGGCCCAATGAGCAGAGGAAGATGATGAATTTCACTAAGATAGAAATGATCATGCACGAGCCATATGGGGTGACTCTATTTGAAAAACTAAAGGCCGCCGCGTTCAATAATAAATTTTTGGATCATATAGATGCGCCCTATCTACTAACCCTGGAGTTTAGGGGGTATGACAACATAGGCAATCCCTTGAAGACAATCACTGCAAGGAAATTGCCAATAAAGATAACCAATGCTGAGATGGAAATCAACGCAGGTGGATGTATCTACACCATCACGGCTGTGCCGTGGACGGAATTTGCCATGACAGATAGGTATTTGTACATCAGGGGATCGGGCAATATTTTTGGCAACACCGAGAGGTCTGGCACTCTGCCCGAAGCAATGAAAAAATTGGCAGACGTGTTGAACAAGCAACAGACGATCGAGGTAGAGAAGCAGGTGAGAGATTTGCCAGACGAGTATGAGATAAAAATTCAGGACTCAATACCCACATCAAACAGCAAGTCGTGGAATTTCAACCTTTCGAATCTGACCGGTACGAAATTCCCAGTCAGTGTGAGGCCCAACGAAAGCATAGCCAAAGTTATCTCTGATTGCGTTCAAAAAGCGGATGGCTTTAGAAACGTGGCCGATGTAGTGAAAAAATATTGGGTAGAAACGGGTGAACAACAGGAATCCAAATATAAAGCACAGGAAGCAATGACAGGCACACCCAGTGCCGAGCCCTACGTGCCGTGGTTCAAGATAGTGACCAACGTGGAGACAAAAACCGAAACAATAGATCAGAGAACAGGAATGTATCCAAAAAAAATTACGTTCACAGTGATACCATATGCAGTGCATGTGATGAACTTTACGTTGCCGGGCCTAAGCGCTTCGCCATTGTGGGGCAAGACTGTGAAAAAGAGATACAATTACATATACACCGGCAAAAATGACGACATACTGGATCTCAAGATCAATTACAAATTTGGTTTTTTCCAGGCAGCACTAGTGGATGGAACCGGAGCCGACGGCAGCAAAACCGGTGACATAAAGGATCTTTCTTTCCAAGACCTTTATACAAGATATGGCTCATTGGTCAAGGACCAGCCCGAGCCCCTATTACCACTTCGTAGATATCCTTCTTACACCAAGTCCGCGGATGCCTCTTCCGGCAAAAGCGCCAGCACCACCCAGGTGGATGAATTTTATGAATATCTCACTAGCCCGATGGGAGACATGGTAAATGTGCAGATGACCATACTGGGAGATCCTGCGTTCATAGGGCAGGATCACGCTCTGCCTTACCAATCTGGTGGCAGCGCCGTAAAAATAGGTGAAGCAGCAGAAAAAACCTTAAATAAATTTACAAGCACCACGTCATCATTTAACGGAAATCCTTGGGACGATGAGCTGGGCTGTTTTAATTTTGACCAGGCAGAGCCTTTCGTCACACTGGATTTTAGATTTCCCACAGACATAAATGAAAAACAAGGGGTGATGGATTTTGCAAATTTAGAAAACATAGTTTTCAGTGGGCTATATAAAGTAGTGCAGGTAGAGAGCGTGTTTGATTCCGGAAAATTCACACAGGTGTTAGATTTGGTGAGATTCAACAATCAAGGAAAACAAATGACGGCAGTGACCACAATACAAGAACAAGAACGCCGAAAAAAAGCGTCAGACGCAAAAGAAAATGCAAAACAAATTAAAAAAAGCCTGGAGGGGATATATGACGGGGGATATAGTCCTTAATCTATGACAGATCTATCAACACCCAATAAACAGTTTCGTAATACTCAATACACAGAGCTTGATCCGGGCCCTTACATAGGCATTGTCAAGGACAATGTTGATCCAACCTACATGGGAGGATTGAAAGTGGTCATCCCTAGCTTGGCCAATACTGATCAAGTGCCGTCTGACATGCTGTATGACGTGAAATATCTCATGCCTTTTTATGGCGCCAAGAGTGCAGACGCCACGACCAAGACCAGTCCCTATGATTTTGATGACAGCCCGCACAGCTACGGAATGTGGATGGTACCACCGGACATAGACACTAGGGTATTGGTTACATTCGTGGAAGGCAAGGTGTCGGAGGGATTTTGGTTTGGTTGCGTGCAAGAGCCCTACACCAACCATATGATACCGGGAATCGCCGCCAGCCCTCACACTGCACTAGGCGCAGAGGGATTGTCTGACGATTCTGGTGAAACAGTGGAAACTAATTATGGTACCAAAGAAGTTCCAGTCTCTGAGGTCAATAGAACCACATGGACTGCGGCCAGCAACGTGGGGGGACTTGACAAACTAAAAAAACCCATACATCCTTTCGCTAACACATTAAAGAAACAAGGATTAATAAAAGATACCATCAGAGGCACAACAACCAGCTCTGCTAGGAGAGAAAGTCCCAGCGCAGTATTTGGTATCAGCACCCCGGGAAGAATAGACAGGAAAAGCAAAAAGAAATTTAAATTAGGACCAACTGATACTGCCAAAGAAACACAGGTAGTGAGAGATGCGGGCCACACATTTGTAATGGACGATGGTGACGCCAGAGGCAACAACAGATTAGTAAGATTGAGAACCAGCAGCGGACATCAACTGCTGATGCATGACACCAAGGGTTGCATATACCTAGGCAACGCATCGGGCAATGTGTGGATGGAATTCAGTTCCAACGGAGCCATCGACATCTATTCAGGACACACCATAGCATTGCGAGCCGTGGGCGACATAGATCTGCACAGCGACAACAACATCAACATGTTCGCCAAGGGTCAGATCAAGATGAGTGCAATACAGAAATTAGTATTGGATGGAGGGATGATACAAACGTACTCCGACACAGACACACAGATACAATCAGGCGGATCGTTCACAAACAAGGCAATAGGAGGATCGATAATATCGTTTGCGGGAATGGCGCAACTGCACATGGCGACCACACAACATCACCTTACTGGTGAACAGGTGCATTTTAACAGCACCTTTACTAATCCAAACATGATAACCACGTATGAGAGGACGGGTTTCTGGGATCTCAGCGGTACAGGAACGTTGAGAGAAGACAAACCAGAAGTGGATGTGACGCAGAAAGCATTCAATGCGCCATTGAAGTGGACTCCTACAGGCAACGTGTCCATGTCTGGACAGAGAGTTCCAACACACGAACCATATCCCGGACACTGGGATGATATCGTGACTTTTGCGGGCACAGAAGATGACACAGACTGCAACGTGCCTGGCACGGTGGGATTCCTCGCACAATTAAACAGAGACAGTGATAATGACACCTGCAGGATCGGACAGTTTGGAGCAGATTTGGCAGTGCATATGAAAAAATTAGATCTTCCTGTGACTGACGTGAAAGCCCTATCAAGGGCCGCGGAAGATTATGCCAAAACTTATCTAGAG